GGCAAGAGCAATGCCCATCCTGTAATTTTTGTACTGACTACCAGTGGACATATTTAATCCGGGAATAGTAGTGGCATTTCTCATTGCAGATTTCTTTTCGTTATCTATAGGCTTTGTGCCGCCCTTGCCTACTTTGCCAGCGGATCCTTCTTTTACAAATTGATGTGCTCTCATTTCTCTTAATATTTTATTAACTTGTTTAACTGACTTATTTTCTAAAGTTTTACCATAAACTTGTTGCTGTTTGATCCACTGTTGTAGTGTAGTGTATTCACTGGCACTAAACTGTGGTTGTATGCCTTTGCTTTTGGCGTCTTTGATACGTTGCAAATACATTCTTATGTGTGGTGGTGGAAGAGCATCAGCTACGTTATCAGCGGCAGTAGCCGCTCTCATCGATGATAAACTGCTAGCAGGTTTCTTAACAGCTGGCGCAGCCTTTCCTAACAAACCCATTATACCCTCGTCTGCTACTTTTTCTTTCTTTGCTCGTACTTTAGGTTTGCTAAAACTTTGCATACGTTCGTGTGCTTTGTTCATTAATTCGTGAACTTCTGCATCACTAATCTCCGGACTCATTGCATTACGCCATGTTTGAAACTTTTGTTCGTCAGTGGCATCTGGATCAGTTAACACTGCTCTCATTGGAGTAGCACGTGGTCCTTCTTCGTCTTTGCTAGGATCATTTGTTTCTTGACGACTAATAACATTTAAACTGTTAAATGAATACATTGTTTCGCCAGCTTTGTTAGGTACACCGTTGTACTGTTTAACATAGCTCAATGCTTTAACTTGATCAGCACCCACTACCACTGTTACATCGGTGTAACCATGTTTATCCAGTCTAGTCAACACGCGAGTTAAATCGGGCATTTCATCTGTAGCAGTGTGAAAAATATGTCCATGTTTTGGAAATACTTTTTTATAAATTTGCATCTTTTCTTCTGGAGTAATAGGATCGTCTTTGCCCACTGTACGACTAACAACAAAATATGGATCTGCTCCTTCTTCACCGGCTTGTGTAATAACACTACTAGCCAGGTACATGTGTCCTTTATGACCCATGCCTCGGCCCCATCCTACAACAGCGGCTTTGCCCTCTCCTGTGCGATTTAGAAATTCACGTAATAGCATTAGTCTTTCCTTGGAGCCCAGTTGGCCTGGTCAATAGTTTTAACAAACTGCCCAGGCAAATCGTTTTTAAATTTGCCGCCAGGGTGTGCTTGTACATATCCTTCGGGCTTTGTTTGTCTAATACCACCGTGTGTGCCGCTACTCAACGAAGTAATTACTTTCATTTTTTCGTGTGTTAGTAATTCTACCGCAGTTAAAATAGCGTCTAACCCAGGATGACTTAATACTTTTTGTGCTTGACTAGCACTTAATTTTTCACTAGCCCACTTTGTAAACTTTTGTTTAACACCCGATACACGTAAATTTTGATTGAAGAATGTATACAATACATCGCCGGGTTTACTTAAACCAGGTTGTCCTGCAACAAAACTATCAATAGCAGCTTTATTTTGTTTAATAAAAGCTTCGGTATGTTTCAAACCCTCGTCGTTAACTTTAGGTGCATGTTCAACGTAAGTGGTTCCTTGTACAATAACGTCGGGCTTAGATAATTTTCCTGCGTCAGGGTAACGTGTTTCGTCAGCACCAATGTGTGTATAGTAGCCAGTTGCTGCAATCATAACTTTTGCTTTGGCAATTTTTTTACCTAGGTTGCTTCCTGCTGGTATGTGGAAACTTGTTATGTTTGGAGTAAAATCGTATTCGTTTGTGCTAGGATTTAAAATAGCTGGTTGTATTGGGCTGAACAATATACCACCTTCGATGTATCCTTTCTTAGGACTAATTTTTTCAAAGTAAGGCCATAACTGTGCTAAACCAACTGCAAAGTCTTGACGTTGTTGTTCTTGTCCAGGCTGTGTATTACCTGTGCCTAATATAAATTGTGACACATCATCTGGATCGTTCATCATTGTACGGACACCCGATTTAGTTTCAGTAGTACCGCGCTTTACATAATCCCAGGCGTTTTTTGGAAACATGTGAAACTTACCTTGTTCATCTCTGCCCCAGTATACTACTGGACTTCCGTCCCATTTTAATTCAATACTTCCGCCTTTGTTGGTCATATGACGTAGGCGTTCGATGGCGTGTAATCCGCCATTACTACCATTTGTAAACACCAAATCTTCAATGTGTTGATACTTACGACCTACAGCAGGTGCGGTGGCTTCTAATAATGGTGTAGCTGGTCCACGCAGTGGTGTAGCTGACCAACTAGATCCTGTTGTTGCTGCATCGTGTACTTGTTGCTTTAATGCAGGATCTTTAATTGCTGCCATAATACTTTCTGCGCTACCAAGACTGGCGCCAGTGTGTCCTGGACCTAATAATAGTGTAGCTATCTCATCCCAGTCATCAGATAACAACTCTGATTTTTTTCTGTTGGCATCTCTTGCGTATAAACCTTCATCCGGACTCCACAGCATATTCTTCGCACTGGCCAATGCGCTCATTACTACTTGTTTGTGTACGCCTTTGTATGGACTACCGCGTGGAATAACGTGTTGATGGAACTTAGATACTTTTTCAGCTTTACGAACAACTTTGATATCACATTGATAAAAATGTCCATCGTACGGAAATTTAATGTGTACAGTTACTCCAGCTTTATAAGTTGCTGGAACTCCGTTGTCTAATAAAAACTGCTCTAGTGCTTGACGAGCTGCTTTGTCGTCTTCTGGTAATTTTTTAGTAGCTGGTATTTTGAAATAATGTTTGACTTGATCCATGTCAACACTAACATCTAAATCGCCTGTTTTGTGTTCTGGTTCTGGATCTTGATTGGCGCCACTGCCTTGCAAGTGTAATGGAAATCCAGCATCTCTCAAGTATGAGTTAACTTCGGCTAATAATGCTTGAACAATGTCTGGTGTAGGATAAAAATCAACAGTTTCAGGCCAGATGTTGCCACCGCCTTCTAATAGAGATTTTTTAGGATTAACAAATAGTTCACGTAGTAACATAGTTAGTCCTTATACTTTCCGTCACTAATGTGTTCTTTAAATTCTTCGTGTAATTTTTCGCAAATCTTTTCGCACAATTTTTTATCAATTTCATCATCTAATTCACGAATAGGGAATTTTTTAATGTATAGTTTGTAACTGCTTTCTACAGCTGGTTTGAATACACCTTTGCTTGTTGGGTTCTTGCCCTTAACTTTGTCTAAACAATTGGCAAGAACAGGGTATAAATGGCGGCGATACACGTTATCGTCGTTATGCATGAAATGCATCAAATCTTCTGCTAGGTCAAAATTGATTTCGCGCTTATCGCCCTTCTTATCAATAAACTCTTCGCTGTCGAAATTTGTACCTTCTAATAGTTCTTTTATGCGCATTTTTAAACCCGTAATGTTATATCAGCAGATAACTCTGCGGCTAGAGTATTTATCGCTTTTACAAACAACGAGCTATGCTTTGATGATGCGCTCAACTTTAGAAATTGACCCGCCCAGGTGCATTTTAGCCATCAGCAGGTTGTTATCACCTGTGATATAGAAGTGCGTACCGCCCCAACTGCGGGTCTTGCCCAAGTCACGGATGCAACTCTTTGTTAACTTACACTTTTTATTAGTACTAGCCCATGCTACAAAAGCAGTATTTTCTTGTATAGTTTTACCTAAGGTAACTCTGTAATCAAAGTTCATCTTAGGCATAATAACAGTATCGTTAGTTAATCCGCTGTTTGCCGGAGGGATACAAATATATTTTACATTGTCCGGGTCTAACTTGGCCAACATATCTATATCTTTTTTACTGTTGGAATAGATGCTGACCCACGGACTTTCGACTCTAAGCTCAATGTCTTTTATGTTACCAAGAGCCGTGTGAAGTTTAAAAGCATAGTCCAAGTCGTCTTGAGTTTTAATAAAGTTACTTCGCCAGTTTGCTTTTTTCGATGTAATGTCGATCTCGGACAGTTTAGTAAGTACACCACTTAAATCATTGCTACGAAAGAAATGAGCACCAGCACATACCAATACTATTTTATACTGGTATGTGTTATGGAACAATCTTCTTGTAGTCTTATACAGCATTTTCTTCAATAATGATGCTTTCAGTATTAACTGCTAACAACGGAACTTTAAGTTCCTTAGGCGTAGCTACTATCATAATCTGATCTTTATCAATTGTAATAGATGCAACACCGCCGTTTTTCAAAGCACCAAACAACATCATTTTAGCAAGGCTACGTTTAATTTCTTTATCAATGACACGTTGCAATGGGCGAGCGCCCATTTTGCTATCAAAGCCTTTTTCAATTAACCAGTTAATTGCTTCTTTGTTAATTTTAACTTTAATATTTTTATCTTTAACTTGTGCTTTAAGTTCGTCAACAAACTTGTTAACAATCTTAATCATTGTTTCTTTAGCCAGCTTATTGAATGTAATAATACCGTCTAAACGATTTCGGAATTCAGGTGTAAAGAACTTTTTAAGGTCTTTGTCGTTGTAATCTTTTTCCTGAGATCCAAAGCCAATTGCGTTCTTTTCTGCTTCATTAGCACCGGCATTGGTAGTAAGAATAAGAATCAAATTACGGCAATCTGCTTGCTTCCCGTTTGATCCAGTAATAAAACCATTATCCATCATCTGCAACAAAACCGTGCTAACGTCTGGATGCGATTTTTCTACTTCGTCAAACAACAATACAGCATTGGGGTTCTCTTGAATTTGTGTAATTAGCAAACCGGCATTTTCTTCAAAGCCAACATAACCTGGAGGACTACCAATGAGCTTACTAATACTATGCTTCTCTTGATATTCACTCATATCAAAACGTAGCAATTTAACACTGAGATGTTTAGCCAATGCCTTGGCTGTTTCAGTTTTACCACAACCAGTTGGGCCCATGAATACAAAACTACCAATTGGTTTGTTTTCACTCTTAAGTCCAGCTTGAGCAACAATAATCTTATCTACAACTTCTGTAAGAGCTAGATCCTGCCCGTAAACTTCTTCTTGTAAATTGTCTTGCAAACTGGCCAAATTATTTGATTCTGTTTCCATAATCTTTTCTTCTGGCATTTGAATCATTTTAGCAAGTTCAAACTGAATTTCACGCTCGCCGATGATTCTTTCATCTGCAAGTTTTAGATTAAAACGACTACAAGCTACGTCAATTAAGTCAATGGCCTTATCTGGAAGTTTCTTATCCGTTTGATACTTAACACTCAATTTAATAGCAGCATGTAGTGCATCGTCGCGGATCTTAACATTGTGGAATCCTTCGTAGTATTTCTTAATACCCTTAAGGATCTGCACTGTCATTTCTTGTGTAGGCTCGTCAACTGTGATGCGTTGGAAACGGCGCATTAACGCACGATCTTTTTCAAAGTGTTTACGATACTCTTCCCAGGTAGTACTGGCCACAACTTTAATATTGCCTTTGCTTAGAGCCGGTTTCATCATGTTAGCGAGATCGTTAGCACTGTTGCTAGCAGATCCTGCGCCAGAGATCATATGTGCCTCGTCGATGAACAGCACAGTCTTACCTTTCTTTTGTAAGGCTTTGATAACAAGTTTAAAACGTTCTTCAAAGTCTCCGCGATATTTACTACCAGCCAACATAGCACTAATGTCTAAACTATAAACTTTATACTCTTTAAGGAAATCTGGAACAGCACCATTAACAATATTAAACGCAAGACCTTCTGCTATGGCAGTTTTTCCTACGCCTGGATCTCCAACTAGAATCACATTATTCTTACTACGACGACCTAATGCTAGTGCAATATTTTCTAACTCGTCAATACGACCGATGACCGGATCAATCTTTTTCTTAACAACTTGATCGTTTAAGTTAGTGGTAAATGCGTTCAATGCTTTATCCCCTTGGCTATCTTGAGGACCATCGCTTTCTGATTCCTCAACATTATTGTTGATATAATCAGCAAACTTATCTTTTTCAATATTTGCTTTGGTAATGTAGTATTGACTCCAACTACGCTTCTCACCAAACATGCTTAAGAAGATATCAGTTGGTTCAATTTGTTGACGTCCGTTAAACAATACCTGTGTAAATGCACGATTGAGCACACGCTCAACTGCTTGTGTCTTTTTTGGTTTAACTACTACATCTGTAACAGTTATTTCTGCACATTTATTTTGCAAATAATCTGTTAAATCGTTTTTCAGATCATCAGCATTGGCACCGAAGCCTTGAATAACACCTCGAAACCCATCATCTGCAAGCATTGCAAATAACAAGTGTTCTATTGTTAGGTATTCGTGATGTAATTTTTTGGCAGTATCGATTGCTTTTTCAAATACTGCTTGTGTGTTATCACTAGGTTCAACCATTATATTTCCTCTTCTTTAATAATTTCTTTTTC